GTATTAGCATCTTCACAAATTCCCTATTCTCTTATAGCAATAGGCTCAACAGCAAGTGGTGGTTATCATCAAGCCTCATATAATAATAATATATATGGTGCGGGTGTTAGTTTCACAACAACTGGCGCAGTGCTCTTCGCAAAAGATACCAGTTCCTATGGCATTCTTTTGGGAAGATGATAAATTTTATATGTCTAAATATCACATATCCTTGACACATATAATATCTGCGCCAGCTACTGCAGTAACGGGACCAGAATAGCCATTATATACACCTAGAACTATTTTACCATCTGCTATATCAGAATATGTAACATTATAAGTTACATAAAAAGCGTTATCTTCACTCCAAGTGGTAACAAACTTAGGCGTGTAACCTGATGGTACAGTAAAGGTTAAAGATATAGAATCACGTGAATGTGAACTTAATGTTTTTGAACCTGAAACACTAACTATACTAAATAAGTTAGTTAAATTACTATTTAACTCATTAAACTCCTCGGCGCAAGTCGTCTCTTCCCAGTAAGTTGTGTTAGGTGGCTGCGTTCCTGTATTGGCTATAAGACACTTATACAGCTTATTTCCGGATATACAGTATTCGCCGGCTGCGTATGTCTTAGAGCTACTCCATGCATCTGATATTATATCTTTAGTCTCTGATATATCGCTCTCGATATCCTGTACGCTCTTTGTAAGCTCCTGATTAGTCATAGCATAAGGCTCATAGGTATCATCATCTATTGATGCCATGCGGAGCATTATTTTTTCATAGACATTATCTGCAGTAATAGATGTATTAGCTGTATATCTTGCATCTATCTGATAATGACTAACATCTTCCATCAGATTGAACTTTACCCACTTATGATAAACTCCACTTCTTGACAAACTAATATATATCTGGGTATCTGTTCCAGTTGTACCATCATCATATTCATAGGTATATTGAACGCTCTTTTCGCTCAAATCCTCGTTCATGAAATATATTGCGGAAAAACTATAATTTGAATCTGACTCACATGATAGTATATATTCAGCACCACTCTTTATAGTCGTTTGTGTTGACTGTCTACTACTTGTTAAATTAAAGAATGGTTGTCCATTTCCGTCAGGTGTACCATTAAGATATATAATTCCATCATCGGAGCAGGTGAAGGTTACTCCTCTATTTACTCTTCCACTAGTATGATAGTATGGATAAGGAATTAAATTCTTAGCTCCATATACATTTACTAGATCGCTGATTGTATCCTCGAACTTTGTATACTCTACATAGTTACCACCATATAGATTAGTCAGATCGCTTAAACTCGATATATCGTCTCCTGTTATCGTCACCTGTGCAATAACACCAACCGCAAGAAATTCCTCAGTCGATGATTCCGGCTCTGTTGGAGTTGCTGGTGCTACAGGTGAATCTGATTCTTCGCCCTGGACAATTACGATCTCAGCTCTCTGATAACTTGTGGTATTATCCTGGACAATCTCAAGAACAACCTTATCAATACGGCTGTTTGTACTTTCTAGCGTTGCGTCAAATATTAAAGTCTCGCCAGATGCTCCGCCGGTATCATCGACTAGTGTTACATGATATCCGTCAAGTAGTAGCTCACCGGATGCTATCTGCATGGTGATTCCGGAATAAGTTATAGCAGCGTTATTTCCAACATTAAGACGCTGGACAGTACTCTCATCTGTTGCTGTTACGCCTCTTAATAGTCTACTAACTTGCTTCGCTGTTATATGCAGCGTTCCTGCATGACCTGTTACAAGTTCCATAATTTATCTCCTTTATGATGGCAAATAATCTGATACTAACTTGTATGTTGTTGCTTGGATAGAGTAAGTATAGCCTGCGTCAGAGTCAATTCTAACGTTAACGACACCGTTTGACACAGATGTGATTGTTGCCTCATATAGCTGTCCAGTTGCCTTGGTTATAGCTCCAATTGATGCTCCCGGATTATTTGTGTTTATAGAAAGATATTTATAACCGCCAGCCGTGGCTGTTCCGCCAACAGTTCCGGTCATTGCTTTGATGCTTACGCTTAAAGCTCCTTCAAGTAATCCGTGAGCCTTTCCAAGTGGATAACCATACCCATAGCCGTTATTGTAGCCTGTAGTGTACTGATTGCTTCCGTATGTGTCTATTCCCTCCGATATTCCCTCAGGTGTTGACGATGGAGGAGTTACGCCCTTTATGACAAGGTCGTTATACAAGAGGTCAACACCATCCTGAAAAGTTTCCTTCATACTTTCGATCTCAGTATTTATGTCATCAATATCACCAGTTATATCCAGCACGTTAGGATATAGCTTTGAATTATCTTCTACTGTCGAAATAGTTGTGTAGGAAGTGGTGATATAAAGCCAAGGAAAGACGTACATAAGCGTATGAGAGTCGTCTATACCTGTAGGAGTCGCCGGATAAGATGGAGTTCCGGTACTTGTCAGATATTCGTTGCCCTGAACGACTTCAAATCTTATCAGCTCCTCTGATGTGTCATTATCTGAGTATATCTCAAGAAAGACTCCGTCAATTCTCGTGTAGTTAAGGCTTGTCGGATCAATATCGATAGTCTCTGTTTCTTCAACAATGAAGTGACGGCCGTTGAATACTGCGTCTCCTGTGAGTATCTGTACCTGCAGCGCATCGGTTATCTGATATTTGCATTTATTTCCAGTCTGGAACCTGTACAGATTAGTAGTGTCGTCTGATATCGCGCCCTTTATAAGTGACGCGACTTGTTCAGCCGTTATATGTGCAGATCCAGTATGGGCTGTAACTAGATTAAGACTCATGTTATCTCCTATTCTGAGCCGACTTCGTACTCTATCGTAGTTATTCCGCGCTCGATTTTAACAGTTTTTTGAACTATCTTAGCTGATGCAGATAGTCCTGTAACCTCGTCAGATGCTCCGACTCGGTCGTTTATATCATATTCTGTTTTATTTTCTGTCAGATCTATTGATAGTTCGTCCTTAGTCTGCAGCTCAGCAAACTTGGCAATCGCTCCCTCAACTAGAGTCTGATAGTGATCTTCATATCTTGTATAGTAATAGTCTGATTGCCATTCTGGAATAGGCTGATACTCGACAGCCTTGTAATAAGTGTTTATCTTGAAAGTAGGGCAATCAGAATACTTATAGTATGTATTTGCTGCAAACGTAGGCGCGCCAGAATACTTATAGTAATAAGTACCCGCTGCAAACGCAGGAGCAGCATAGTAATTTGCATTTTTAGTGAATAACTTGTTGTAGTTCTTAAAGGCAGGAGCAACAGTATAACTATACGAAGTATAGTAAGTTTTAGCTTTCCATTTCGGCCTGCTCTTTTTTACTGATCCAACTGTTACCTTGGTTGTTTTCTTTTTACCGGACGACGTTGTTGTCGTCTTATTCATGTAGTAATTTTTCCAGCCACTATTCCAATTTCCGGGCTTTGTCGTCTGCAAGGTATATCCGGTCTTCGACGTTCCAGGAACAGAAATATAGTTACCTATGCCGTCCTTATAATAGTAATTGGAGTAAGTACTATCCCAATTTGACGGCTGTTTGCCTTTATACTCAGTATATCCGCCCTCCGTTTCGACACCAGCTACACTTGAGCCGTCAGATGTGTAGTACTGACTGTACTGCGTCGCCCAATTTGACGGCTGAGACGATAGAAGTATAAGAGTCTCGTAAGTCTGAACTGTCGTATAAGTATCTCCAGACTTAGTGAAGTACTGGTCATACGAAGTCGTCCAATTTGATGGCTGCGACGATAAAAGTGTATATTCTCCGGCTGTTACATTGGTATAGCCAGAGCTTGATACAACATAATAATCTTCATAAGCCGTCGTCCAGTTAGATGGCTGAGAAGATAACAGATCGTATCTTGTAGCCTTATCCGGCTTCGTGATAACGACATACTCGGCTTCGTTCTCATCATCTGCTTCCTGGTTAAGGATGTACGCTGACTCAAATCCATATGTCTCTGAGGATGAGTCTACAATCTGATCCCAGTCAGATGGCTGCGATTCCTGCAGGACATAATGATAAGTTGTCTGAGCTGATGGATAATCATATATTTCGCATATCTCATTAACTCCTGTAACCATATTTTCTGTGATAGTTTCATAGTCAGTCTTTTCCTCGATAGTTCCATCTTCGAGAGCTGCTATATCAGTATAGTAATCTGCATCAGATGTTATGCTGCTATGAGCATATGGAAGCAGTCCTCCGTTCTCATCAAGATAAAGGTCTATCTTATATCTGTCTGACAGATTACCTTGTCCCAGGCAATGAATATGATTGCATGAATTATAGTTTCTTTTAGCTTTAAAGTTATGATCAGTCCCCTGTACCCATTCGAAGTCGTTCGCATAATCAACATATGGAACTGCTCCGAGAACTCCGTTAATAATTAAAGGCTTTGCTCCAACAGAATAGAGCATCTCTCTGATAAATGCGTAGCCGTGTGCATAGTTACCGGATGTTGACGATACTTTATAACTTTCTATATATATTCCAGAATCCTCTGTTGATGCCTTTAAAAATGCTCCGTCCGGATGGACCGGAAGCTCATTTGACGTGCTATTTGTTAGCGTAAGACGCTCTAATATCTGGCCAAGAATAGTATTAGCTTCGCCGGAATATATGAGATAGTCTGAATTATCGAATGGATATAACACTTTGGACTCAAGGATTCCCTGGAATGTTCTACCGTAGTAGTTAATCATTCTTTTCTCTGTATCAATCTCGACAGAGTCGATTATTCCGCCAAATTCTGTATTTGAAACATATACGACCATGTCCTGATCGAGTCTAACACCAGACTCTGGCATCTTAAGGACAAAGTCGTTGTCATTTTCACCGTAAGTTAAATCAAGCGTGAAGTTATGAAGTGGAGACTGGTCAATTATGGTATTATTTACGACTTTAGCATAAATTAAGTCCATGGTACTTCACTCCTTCGCTCGATTAGATATAAGTCAAAATTCATATTCTGCTCGCAGGATACCGAAATCTCAGTTCCGACAATAGGCTCAAATATATACGAATCACGATTTCTATAGTTAAATACTGAGATACTGTTTCCTGATGGATATACGATTTTTACAGCCTTTTCAGAATCATTTTTCTCAGCACTTGATATAACAAGCGTTGAGCCTTCACCTACTATAACATCAACTTCGTAGATATGTCCGTTTATGTTGATAGCCGGATTGTCAACAGGTCCTTTAATCTCCATCCTAAAATCAAGTGGAATTGTCGTATCAACAGTAATAGACTGCACGAACCCTGTAACTCCGAGGTCTGTCGGAAAATCGAAAGGAAAGTCTATTGCATCGATAAGTGAATCTTCACCTGTTGACGATATACTGTACTTTGTTTCCTTCATCCAGAACGGATAAGGACAATATGCTGTTACTGTGTTCGTAGTTCTATCTGACTGATCATCTGGCGCTTGAGTATCAGAGTCAATGATATAACAGTCAGTATAATAATCATCGATAATAAGCTGCCCGATCTGCTCAAGCATGATATCATGCTCTGTAGCGTCGTGGAAGCTGTTAAGGATAGCTTTGCGCTGCGCAGGTGTTCCCTGGATAACAAGCTCAAGCTCATACATCTGAGCGCTTTTTGTGAAGGTCTTTAAAAGCTCACCATACTTGAACTCTGTCGCTTCGTTATTCCAGGAGTATTTATGAAAAGAGGCGGTCTTTAGTCTAAGACCGCCTTTACTTCTGAGATTGAAAGACTCACCGTTTGAATTTATATATGTGATAGTATGACTCATGACATTGATACTCCTATTCCTCTCAAGGTTCTTCCAAACTCTCTTCCATCAAGCTCTATTCCGATATTTGCGCTCTCCATGCCTTCCTTAATTGCCTCATATACTGCTTCTGTATCGAGGAGTCCGGAAAGTGATGCTCCAAGGCTACTAACACCAGATAGCTGCTCTAGTTGATTTCCATTAAGTCCGACAGATATATCTGTTGCGACATTATCAACAGCACTTTCTACCTTGTAAGCGTTGTCTTTGATTCCTTTAGCAAATAGCGCCATCATATCAGGCATCCACTTATAGTCGTCGGCCATAGGTCCCTTCTTAGGGTGCGAATGTCCAAGAGTATCCTTTCCTTCTTGTCCGATACTATTAAAGGCTTCCTTAACGGCGTTGTATTTGTCTTTTATTCCCTGGATAAAGTTATCCAGCATGTCGTGAGCCCATGACTTTGCCTTATCAATAAGTCCTGTAAATACGGATTTGATGTTCGTTCCGATTTCTTCGAACTTTGACTTTATCTTGCTCTTAAAGCTCTCGACTGTGCTCGTGATACTGCTTGTCATTCTTTGCCAGATGCTTGTTGCACTAGTCTTAATAGTATTAAAGATGCTGCTTACTGAGCTTTTTAGATTGTTGAACTTATCTCTGACAGATGTATATATACCAGTAACGAAGTTCACTATACTTGTTTTAATAGAATTCCATACGTTGGACGCGGTAGTCTTGATCGCGTTCATTATTGTGCTGAATGTAGTTTTAACCTTAGTCCATACTTCGTTCCAGTTCGTTCCGACAAATGACAAAAATACATTCAGAAGACTCTTAAGCGTATTAACTGCACTATTAAACTGTGCTTTTATTGCATTCCATATAGCAACAAAAATTTCCTTTACTCCGTTCCATACCTGCGACCAATTACCCGTAAAAAGTCCGATGAATATATCAAGGATTCCCACGATAACATCAAGTACTGCCTGCAAGACAATCTGAATATGTCTGAACGTTCCCTCGAATAATGGCGCGAGAATTTGACAGAATCCGTCCCATACAGCTTTAAGCGTTGTTACAACCGACGTGAAGGTTATTCCGACGGCTGCAAGCCTTTCCTGTACCTGAGTGACAAAGCTAGTAAATGAAGTCTTAACAGACTCCCAGATTTCTAACATCGTAGTTCTAAAGCTCTCAGATGTAGTCCAGAGAGTTACAAAGGCAGCGACAACAAGTCCTATAGCTGCAACAATTGCAAGTATAGGAGCTGATACACCTGCAGCTGTAGCAGATAGTGCTCCGAGTACCATCTGAATCGTTCCAATGGACGACACCAGCGTTCCCACAACAGATACGACCTTTCCAACGATCATAAGGATAGGACCAACAGCTGCAGCTATAGCTGCGATTGTTATAATCTGCTCTTTGGTCGAATCGTCCAAAGACATGAATTTATCTGTAAGCTGTGTTATATAGTCGAGTGCCTTCTGCACGTAAGGAAGCAAGAGATTGCCAAAGCTTATAGCAAGATTGGATATACTCTCTTTCGCCTGGTTAATCTTAGCTTCGAATGTTCCGTAACGCTTTTCAGCTTCTTCGATAAGAGCTGTGTTATCTTCATAAGCCGAGCTTGACATATCAACAGCATCTCCGAGTGTATCTGATGCAAGGGCAAGGCTCTTAAGCATGTTAGACTGCCTTACTCCGCTCATACCAAGCTCATCAAGCATAAGTGTCGCACTTTCGCCTTTTTCATCAAGCTCTCCAAGACCTTGGATGAAGTCCTGTACTGCTCCGATAGGATGATTTTCCCACGCGTATGCAAAATCTTCTGCAGATATTCCGGCAACACTGGCGATTTTCTCAAGGTCTTCTGTGGATCCTGCAGAAAATGATGCAACAGCTGACTCAATGGCTGTGAGAGTCTGAGTCATAGCAGTACCACCAGCTTCTGCCTCAATTCCAACAGAACTCATGGCCGTTGCAAGTGCAAGGATATCTGTCTCAGAAAGTCCTGCCAAGGTTCCTGCAGATGCAAGTCTTGTTGACATAGCTACGATATCGGATTCTGTTGTAGCAAAGTTATTTCCAAGAGCAACAATAGAAGCTCCTAATTTATCAACATTGGTATTTCCGGATCCTGTAATATTGGTAAACTTGGCAAGAGCTGAGGCAGCTTCTTCTGCAGATAGATTTGTCGTATCTCCAAGCATTACCATGGTCTTAGTAAAGCCTTCCAGATCATCAGCTGATACTCCAAGTTGACCAGCTGCTTCTGCAACCGCAGCGATATCTTCCTTTGAACTTGCTGTCTCTGTAGCCATCTTCTGAATAGACTTAGCTATATCGTCGTAGGACGTTGTTGCAGTCTCATCAACCGTCTTCATAACACCAGTAAAAGCTGATTCCCAGTCAATTGCTTCTTTAGCTGATGCGACAAAAAGTCCTGAAACTGTCGTTGTGACTGTGCTTGAAAGCTTACTTCCAACAGAGCTTATATTTTGTCCGAAACTCTTAATCGTAGAGCCTACAGATTCGAATTTCTGACCTACAAGCTGCAAAGAATTTGGAAGTGACTTGAGCTCTGACTCCATCTTGTTAAGTTCTGTCTCAGCGTTAGCAACAGCCTGCTTCCACTTAAGGGTTTTAGCATCATTTTCACCGTATTTCTGCGTTGACTTATCCAGCATGGAATTAAGCTGTTGAAGCTTGTTTTTTTGCTGATCAATCATCTGATTGAGGAGCTGTCTTTGCTGGGATGCGTTCTTGATGGTTAGATTATTTGAATCAAAAGAAGACGTTAGAGCCTTCATCTGAGCTGATAACGTCTTAGTTTGAGTGATAATTTTATTTATTTGATTTCTGTACTCCGCTTCACCGTCAATTCCTATACGGTCGAGGGCCGATATTAACAGCCACTAGCACCACCCCCTCTCAGAAATGACTACACTTAGGTCAAATTTATCATTTCCATGAAGTTTTTATCTTTTTTTATCTTTGCTGAGCCGTTATAAACGGCAAAGCAGGACATTAAATCTCTAAACTGGCCATATTTGAAGGTCAATATTTCATTCTTGCTCATTCCGAGCTGATATCCATAGAACAGATACCATGCTCTGTTT